ACTTTGTTTAAGATCTTATCCCAGAACTTGTTAAAATTTGGAGAGTATTTATTAGTAGATGTATTGGTAGAGGTAGAGGTAGAGGTAGGGGGGTTTTGGCTAGGTTTTTTTGGTCTGCCCCCTAGTTTACCATTTACTTTACTCGCATCTATTCTTTTACGAATATATAAATATTCCTGTAGCTGTCGTTCATTTTGGTAATGATCGTCCATTTCTACAAAGAATTGTTTAACTATGTTTTCACATGAAAGTTTTTCGCTATCAGTAAAACAACTAGCGATTCGTTTTATTGTATTAATATTTTTAGGTAAGCCGACACATCGTTTATTCCAATTCCAACAAAGTAATCGAATATAAATTCCTATTTCTTCATTTGTTAAGTGTGATGTTCCGGCAATAAAATCTTCGGTAAATAAATACCATGCTTTGAGTTTTTCTTTAGGTTTCGAGTTCTCGTCTATAAACATTGTTTCCCCCATTTCTTAACTGTTTATAAATTGTGTAAGTGACCTCATCTACTTTGTCGTCAAATTCTTCCTGAGAATAAGTTTTAAAAATAAATTCGTCTGTGACCTTTGTAATGGCTTTTGACTGTGCTTTCAACCATAAACCTATAAATTCGTCTTGGTTCTTATAATCTGGTGGTAAAAAAATTTTTTTGTTTTTTGATATTTCTACAACTAACGACATATTCAAAATTTCTGGGGGCGGGAGAAAAAAGCAATAGAGCAAACCCACCCCCGAATCGGTAATTAAAAATGGGTTAATTACCTAGTTCAGATAGCTACAATGCCTCGCTAAGAAAAGAACTTATTGAATTATTATTGAAAAATCGTTGGGAATCAAGGCTTTTTTTACCTAAAAATAATTAAATTAACTATTGTAAAAACCTAAGAAATTTTGTAGGTTTAAGAATGTTTAATAATAATAATAATAAGGAGAATACAATGCCTAAAGAAAAAAAACCTTTTTATGAAAAGTTTAATCCAGTTGAACTTTTTATTTGGAGAAACAAAAAACATTTTGGGGGTCTATTAGATTTACTTTGTGCTAGACCTTATGGTAGCAGAAACTCAAAATGGAGATATGATTTTCAAACTAAAGAGTTTGTTTGGAATCAATTTGAACAACTTGATAAGCACAAGTGGTCTAAAGAACCTCAGCAAAGAAGAATGAAAGCCGAAAGACTTTTAGGTGGTTTAAGAAACGAAACAAGTCCAATATGGCTTGAATTTCAAAACTCTTTAAA